TTGCCTGCGGGATTAAACGGGCGCAAATCTGTTTAATCCCTAGGGCGCCTAATCAATATCTAGCAAAAATCTCAAGTATATGTAAATAAAAATAAACAATTAACTAGGTTTGGTTTATAATTCGCCTAAAGCAATGGCAAGTTTTCAGAAAAAGCTTTTCGGGGTCCACCCAGGGCGAGAGATAAAAAAGATGATCAAAGAGCGTTCACAATGAGCGAACACCAAGAACAAAAAATGGGAAGAGCCTCCATGCCTGAGCACGCTGAACAGGTGGTCGTCTTCCAACACTTTCTAGAAACATCTCGATAATACATCAAATACTCAGACAGTGAGGGAGTAATGCCTGAAATCGAAGAAGTTTTAGCGAAGGCTGAAACGTATCTAGATTATTCAATCAATAAATACGCCTCTCAACTGTCCTGGGAATTAAAAGAAGACATTAAGCAAACTGGCTTTGTCCGCGTTTTGGAAGCTTACCAGAGGCTTGATGCTGACGGTGGCTGGAAGGCGTTTATTCAAACCCATTGCAACGGTGCCGTCCTCGATTACATAAAGAAGGCGTGTCGGAAAAAAGAGTCGATAGAAATGGACGAGCAGCGAGACGAGATTGACGAGAGTGTGCTCCTCAATTGCGGGATTCTTTATGATTCCAAAGACGAAGTGAAACTATACATTAAGTGGGAGCTCGTGGCGAGAATGGCAAGCAAAGACGACAGAGTTTTGCTGGTCGCAAAGTTTATCTTAGGCCATACCGTAAGCGATATTGCTAGGAGCTCCAAAATGAGCCGAGAAAGGATAAGTCAAAAGCTGCAAGAGTTTTATGATGCGCTTGAAGACCCATTCAGCTTAAGTGACCCATGGGTTAACCAAATTATTTACGCGTTTGGACTAAATGAGCACTTCCACATGAAAGAACACGACAACGGCGAAGGCTGGGATTTGGAGCCTATGGATGTTTTCAACAACAACATGGAATACAAAAAGAAAGTTTATAGCAGCCAGATGGATTTAATATGATGCGTTGAATTTATAGTGAAGGAATAGCCAATGCCAGGTAAGGGAAGACCATTTAAGAAGGGGGAAGTATCCAACCCCAAAGGACGGCCAAAAGGCTCTAAGAGCATGTATAAAGACATGTGTTGGGGCTCTATAGGTAAGATAGTAAAGCTTGTATTCCATAAGACAGAGCCTCAGATGCTTAAGTGGGTCGAAGATAACCCTGGCGACCTTTCAAGAGCCGAAACCGTCCTGCTTAGGGAGTCAAATGACGTTGAAACAATAAAATATTTAATCACAAGAGTTTGTGGGAAGGAGCCGCAAGAAACCACTTTGGCTTTGAACAATATCCCAGATGAGGATTTGCTTGAGTTTGCCAGAGAGGCGTTAAAAGAAATGGGAGAGGAATAGTGAAAATAAACTTTAGAGACGCCACAGAGAAGGACATCGCCTTCATAACCTCGACATGGCTCAACGCTTGTTGGAATTCAAAGAAGTACAAGGATATGAAAAAGAGCGTCTTCATGGAAGGACACCATAAGGCGATTCAAAAACGCATAAATTCTTTTTCCTGTGTTGTCGCCAGCGACCCGAGTGACCCTTATGTGATTTACGGATATATCATTTATAACCGCCCTCACACGCTCCATTTTGCCTATGTTAAGGGTAATTTTCGGGAGTTTGGAGTCTGCAAGCAACTCGTCAAAGAGGCATTTGGCAAGGACTTGAGAGCAATCCAGATCACACACCAAACAGAATACAGCAGCGAGATTGGTAAGAAATGGGAGCTTGAATACAACCCTTATAAGTTTTACGAGGCGGGTGCGTAATGGCGTTAGTTATAATGAGAAAGAAAAACCAAAAGGTAAGAGTCACCACCGAGGACGGGAAGGAGCTCCTAGCCGAAGTCGTTAAGGTCAAAGGTGGGCAGGTTTATGTCGCCTTTACAGGCCCAAAGTCTTTCAAGATAGACCGCCCAGAAAAGGATAAAGAGGAGTTTCTGAGTGCCTGTGAGTGATTATCTCTTTAAGCTTGAGTTGCCTTTGTTTTTAGAGTTGGGTGCTCGCAAGGTAAAAAGGTTTCACATAAACCTAAATAATTATCACAACTGGCACTTCAAAGTAAGAAACAAGATAAAGCAAAGTTATCAAGGCATCATTAGGAGTCAAATCCCAGGCCTTGCTTGCGACAAAGTGGAGCTTGTTTTCGTCATGCACCGGGGCGACAAGAGAAAAGTGGACCGGGCAAACGTGTGTTGTCTTCACGAAAAGTTTGCGTCCGATGCCTTAGTGCAGGCAGGCGTGATTGAGGACGATAACGACACCTTTATCAAGTCAACACATTACTACAGTGGAGAAATAGATAAACACAATCCCAGAGTGGATTTATTCGTAAGGAGAGTATAGTGGAAATAAAAATCGCAAAATTTCACCAACCAGTCATCCTGTGTGGGGTCAACCTGAGTAGCGTAAACTTGGCGAACATGACCTTTGGGCACCGGAACCGCTACACCATGGGCTTTGACAAGGGCCTTTTGACCATTGTCGACACCGAGGCTAAAGATGAGACTTCTAATGTCGCTCTCGTGGGGCTTGCAAACATCTGCTACATGATTACAGGTGGAGATAAGAAAAAGGTGGGTTCTAAAAAAGGCGAATGAACTACGACGCCTACGAGATACTGGCCGAGCTCGCGCGCAGGCAAAAGCTAAAGCGTAAAGTTGACATGGCCTTAGAGATTAAACGAGCTTCTTTTGATAAGCAGTTGGATTATATTTTTGATCCTTCGCGGTTCCGCTCTATGAAGTGCACGAGAAGGGCGGGCAAGTCCTCCGGCGATGTTTTGGACAACTTTAGGATTGCACAGAAGTATCCAGGGTCGCGCATGGTTTACGGGGCCTTGACTCTTGACTCAGCCGAGGAAATCGCGTGGGACATTTATTTAGAGTTTGCCGAAAAGTTCAAAATTGATATTAAGGCCAACAAATCCAAGAGATCTTTTACATGGCCTAACGGTTCGCGAGTTCGCTTCTTTGGGCTTGACGCTAGTGAGAAGCAAATGAGAAAAATTCTCGGGCAAAAACTCAGGAAGGCGAGCATTGACGAGGCAGGCTCTTTGACTGTTAACATGGTAAGGGTTTGCTATCAAATGATAATGCCTGCACTCGCAGACTTACGTCCAAATAGCTGGCTCTCACTTCTCGGGACATGCGAGAACATCCCGAACACATTTTTCGAACAGGTAACAGAGGGAAGAGAAAAGGCCGTCGCGTGGTCTAATCACGCATGGACAGCCTATGACAACCCTCACATGGTAAAGCAGTGGGCTGACGAAATCGCGGATCTAAAGAAGGCAAATCCCAACGTCGTGGAAGCGTCATGGTTTAGGACTCACTACTTAAACGAGTGGTGTACCGATGACGAGCTTAGAATAATTGTTTATGACGACGATAATATGATCAATGAGCTTCCCAGTGATAAAAAATTTCATTACATCCTTGGTGTGGATTTGGGCTATAACGACGCCACAAGCTTTACAGTCGTCGCATTTAGCTTTGACGATCCTCGCGTTTATTTTGTTGAGTCTTTTAAAGACACTAAAATGGATTTCACCGACACCGCCAATCAAGTGAAAGAGCTTGAGAAGAAGTACGAGCTCTTGCATTACATTGTGGACGGTGCCAACAAGCAAGGCGTTGAAGAGATCAAGAAAAGACACCAGATCCCGCTTGAAAGTGCCGAGAAATCGGACAAGGCGACCTACTTAAGACTTATGCGGGATGACCTAATTACCAAAAGTGCTTTCATTGTCGATAGTGAGTGTGAAGACCTCGAAAAAGAGTGGGATTCTTTACAGTGGAAGAACGAGGACAAGCGCGATGAAGACCCTCGCTGTCAAAATCACTGTTCAGATTCGGCTCTGTACGCATGGAGGAAGGCATATCACTATACCTATGTTGAGCCGGAACCTCCGAAAAGTATCAACTCAGACGCCTACATGGACGAACTTGAAAAGAAAGAGGCCGAAGAAATGGCAATCAGACATCGGGAGAAACAAGACGAATGGATGAATTGGTAAAAACAATCAATATGTTAAAAGAAAATAAGATTGAGTATTTTAAGCAAGGCGAGCTTGAAATAAAGTTCGCGATCGACGCGTTTACAAGTGATTTGACACCCCTAGACAGTGACGAGGGAAATGAAAGCGACGAGGACATAATGTTTCTATCGTCCGGAGTCAAAAGGGTAAAGCGTGATAGATAAGAAAGACGCTCTTAACTGGTTTAAGCAATCAAAAAAAGAACTGGCCGAGGCAGTTTACTCACGGTTTGAGTCAATACAAGATGACCAGTGCTATCGTGATGATAGGGGGCAAATTTATCTATGTATGTACGGCAACACCCACGATTTTGGACTTGCCGGAAACGATGTCGAGTATATTGATAGAGTCCAGGGACTCACTCTAAACGTTGTGCAGATCATGATTGACACATTGGCGTCTAAGATCGGATCAAACCAACCAAGACCCTTCTTTTTAACTGAGGCCGGAAACTGGCAAAAGCGAGAGCAGGCGCAAAAGCTCAATAAGTTTGTGTACGGCCAGTTCTACCAATCAAAGACTTATGAGAAATCATTAAAAGCCTTCTTATGTGCTTGCGTATTTGGCGATGGCTTTTTAAAACACTATTCGCGAGACGGCAAAATCCACACCGACTGGGTTCTCCCAACGGAGATTTATGCCGATCAAAAGGAAGCGATTTATGGCCAACCCAAATCCCTATTTCAAGTTAGATACGTTTCAAAAGACACGTTGCAGTCGAGATTCCCAAAATTCAAAGAAGAGATAGAAGCCATTGAGCCAGGTATCGATGATTTGACAAGTGATCATACCCTATCAAACATGGTTAAAGTCGTTGAGGCGTGGCATTTGCCTAGTGGCAAGGACTCAGGCGACGGCAAGCACACTATTTGCATTAAAGGAGCCGCACTTTTCGAGGAAGAGTGGGATAAAGAATACTTCCCATTTAGTAAATATCAAATCTTTGACCCCATTCTTGGTTATTACGGCAAAGGCGTTGCGGAGGCCTTGGCACCAATACAAATAGAAATCAACAAAACAATTAAAAGAATTTCTAAGGCCATACACCTCTGCTCTGTCCCAAGAACCTATTTAGAAAGAGGCTCTAAGGTCGTTAAGGGGCATTTAAACAACGAGGTTGGGGCAATAGTTGAGTACTCTGGGACACCTCCTATCTTTGACGTGGCCAGATCCGTCAGCCCAGAACTTGCAAACCACCTTGAGAACCTTTACGCAAAGTCCTTCGAAATTATTGGACTATCTCAATTGTCCGCTCAATCAAAAAAACCTGGGGGGCTTAACTCAGGGAAGGCCCTTAGAGAATATAACGACATCGAAACCGAGCGTTTTGCGAGAGTTGCTAAGACATGGGAGGAGTTTCACTTGGATGTTGCTCGTCACTATGTTGCCCTCGCCAAAGAGTTGTCCGAATCGAGTGAAGAAAAAGATTATTCGATACTCGCTCACGACAAGGAAGGCACCGAGCTCTTGAAATGGAAAGAGGTTAGTCTGGAAGAGGACAGTTATATAATGCAGCTCTATCCTACGTCGATGCTTCCAAAGACGCCAGCGGGGCGATTGGAATACACTCAAGAGTTATTGCAGGCGGGCTTCATCGGACAAGAGGAAGGACTTGAACTTTTAGACTTCCCCGACATTGAGAGTGTGACGCAATTTAGAACGGCAAACTATAAAATGGCGACTAGGATTATTAATAATTTCCTTAAAGGGATATTCTTGGAGCCGGATACTTATCACCAAAACGCTTTGATTATGCCTTACGTCCAAAACGCTCTCACGTATTTTGAGACACAGGGCCTTGACGATGAAAAACTTGATCTTTTCCGCATGTGGATTGATCAGGCCATGCTTTTAATTAATCCGCCGGAACAGCAGTCCACCGAGATCGAGGCAGAAACCGACGCAATGGCAGAGGAGCAAATGGCAGCAGATGGAGCACAAGTGCAAGCAATGACAGAGGGACAACTACCCGACGAGGGTGCAATATAACAGTTATGAAAAGAGGTTAGTCAATGGAAACTGAAGCAATGCAAACCGCCAGCAAAGCGGATGCCGTGAGCGATCACAATCAAACAAATGGAGATGTTCCTTTGGAGCATCAAGGACATGAACCAAGCAACGAAGAACTTATGGCCATGCTTGACGACGGCGAGGGCAGTGAAGCTGCACCAAAACAAGAACCTCCGAAAGAGGAGGCTAAAGAAGACCCCTTAAGCCAAAAATTTGCAGAGCTCGCCAAGATGGAGAGTAAATACCAAAAGCAAATAAGGGACATGAAGGCAAAGCAAGAGGCATTAGAGCAGCAAGCCGAAGGAAAGTCCTCAAGGGATGAACTCTTAGAAGAACTCAGAGGGCAATATAAGAAAAATCCGAAAAGGTTTCTTGAAAAAGAACTTGGCGGGTCTTACGACGAGTTGTCTGACTACATTTTAAATGAGGAAGACCGATCCAAAGAGATCGAGGCAAATGAGAAGCTAAGCGCCACAGAAAAGAGAATTGCGGAGCTGGAAAAAAGAATTGAAGACAAAGATCAGAGCGAGAAAGAAACTCAATACAAACAGAAAATAGACACATTTAAAAACAATATAAGGGACTACGCCAAACAAAAAGGCGAGGACTTTGGGCTTGTCAGCCAGCTTGACGAAATCGACACAGTTTATGAGGTCATGCAGAATTACTTTGAAGAGCATGGCAAAACCATGGAGCCGGACGAGGCACTTGAGCAAGTGGAATCGTTCTACATGGAAAAAATTCAACACCTTTCCAAGCTAGAAAAAGTCAAAAAACTGTTTAATGTCGATAATAGAAGTGACCAAGGTAAACCACAGGGCGACCAGTCACGCCAAAAAGAGCAAAGAGAGGAGAGCGAGGAGAGCGAGACGCTTACGAGCGACTTCATCTCAGGTTACTCCGAGTCAGACCTGGAAAACATGTCCGACGACGAAAGAATGAGGATAGCAGAAAGCTTCCTCTAGCACACTAAAACAAAACCCCCGTCAGTCATGGGTATTCGCTAGTCATGGAACGTTGAAATTTACTTTTAAACAAACCTAACTAAGGAGCACTCATGGGACTAGACATGTCCAAGGCCCAAGCGGTCTTAAAAACACTTTACACTAACAAAAAAGTTGAAAACCTTTGCTATACCGACCACCCCTGGTTGGCATTGATGCCTAAAAACGAAATGTTTTATGGTGAAGACAAAAAAGTACCTTTAATTTACGGATCAAACAGAGGACGTTCTGCTACATTTAGCGATGCCCAGGCAAATAAAGGTAACGGTAAATATGCTCGTTTCTTAATCGAGAGAGCTAAAGATTACTCCATTGCATCTTTTGACGCCGAAACAATTGAAGCTTCTGAGAATGACAAGGGAGCTTTTCTAAGCCTTCTTAGGTCGGAGGTTGACGGAGCGATGATTTCTGCCGCTCAGTCAGACGCACAAGCCATCTGGGGCGACGGATCAGGGGCGATTGGTAAAATTTCAGACATCACATCCCTGACAATCACCCTAGAGAACACTGAAGACATCATTCATTACGAAGTTGACCAAGTTCTAAAAGCGTCTGCGACTAAAACTGGCGGCTCTCTTAGAGCTCTCGATATGAAAGTGACAGAAGTCGACAGAGATTTGGGCACTTTTACAGTAGACCAAAAGTCCACAAGTCTCGCAGTCAACGACTACATCTATTGCATTGGCGATTATGACGCTAAAATGGCCGGTTTCTTTGGGTGGATACCTGACGCAGCTCCTACTAGTGGCGACTCTTTCTTCAATCTTGACCGTAGTGCGGATACTACGAGACTTGCCGGAGTAAGGTTTGACGCAACTGGGATGAGTAAAGAAGAGGCTCTTGTTAAAGGTCTTGCAAGACACACAAGAGAAGGTGCTCGGCCAGACTTCGCTTTCATGAACTCTGGAAACTTTGGGGACTTACTTCTTGAGCTTGGCTCAAAGGTTAACTATGTGGACATTAAGTCCGGCATGGGCGATATCGGCTTCAGAGGCGTACAAGTTCACGCTGGTAAGAGAACAATCACTGTTCTAGTCGACGATAACGTTCCCGGAGAGAGAGTCGCAGTAATCCAAAGAGACACTTGGTTATTGAACTCTCTTAAAAAACCAATCAGAATCCTTGATCTTGACGGGAATAAGTTCCTAAGAGAGTCAGGTTCCGACGGTTATGAGTTGAGAGTTGGCGGTTACAAGCAAGTTGAGTGTAGTGCTCCTGCTTATAACATGAATATCAAACTTTCTTAATAACTTAGGGGCCGCAAGGCCCCCTTAACTAAGGGTGTATTATGTCAAAAATGTATTATGAATTATACGGAGCTATCGAGCAAAAGGTGGCCATAGTTCCATTAAAGATATCCCTGGCGGCGGATGCAAGTGTTGTTTCTTTTGTTGGAAAGGGTGTTGTTAGTGTGACTAAAAACGGCACTGGTAAATATGATGTCATCTTAAAGGACAACTACAATAAGCTCTTAAGTGTGAGCTTTGCAAGTGAGGCCGCAAGTGCGACTGATATTGCTTGTCAACTAGACAATGAAGTTGTCACAGCAAAGACTTTCTCTGTCGTAACTTACAACACAGTAAGTGCAACTGACGGTTCCCCTGCTGTTAATACAATCGCGGACACTGCTGTTGCTCAAAAGGTGCATGTGACTTTGATTGTTACAAAATCAAGTGTGGCGTAACCATGATGGCCGCAGACAAAAAGAAAATTGCAAACGTGATTTTTAACCAAAGACTCAAGGAGAGCAAGGTTAATGACCTTGAATATTCTCCTAGGCCAGGGATTGAGGCCGCCGCAAGAGAAATGATAGCCGCTATCAAGGAAGAGAACGCGGCTTCTCTTGCGAACGCACTAGAGTCATTTGCTGAAATCATCTCTCAAAAAGACGACTACAAAACAGAGAACGAAATCATAATAAAAGGGTAGCCCATGGGTGGAACTGTCAAGCTATCGACATTAATAAGTAGGGTAAGAGACAGGGCCAAGATGGAAAACTCTTCATTTGTGAGTGACCCGGAGCTGAAAAGCCTAATCAACGACTCCATTGCCTCTTTGTATGATTTAATAATCCAACACAGAGGTGAGGAGTACTTTGAAAGTAAAAAACCGGTTCAACTCTCTAACGGCTCTAGCGAGTACGACCTTCCAGACGACTTTTATAAATTAATCAGCGTTGTCGACAGTAATGGATATCCTCTCGGCACCTTTGATCGAAGGGACGCGAACCATAGAGACGGTTTTTTGCGCTATCGGATTTCAAACAATAAGCTTCAAACCAACCACGACGGGGCTTCTCAAACTTTAACCCTTTATTACATACCTTTAGCGCCAGAACTTTCTGGGGACGATGACACCGCAGACTTTTATAATGGGTGGGAAAGGTACGTCATCGACGACTGTGCAAAGGCCTTGCTTGAAGAAGAAGAGAGCGACACGAGACATTTAGAGAGGGCGCTGATCAGACATGAGGCTAGAATAGCTTCGAGCTCCCCAAAAGATATAGCGCGACCGGAAAGAATTAACGACGTGGAGGGTAGTGGCAATCATGGTTTTAGAGAAATTTACTAAAATAAACATTAAAGAGCAACTTCTAGCAAGGCTCCAGCTAAATCTTGAGCGCTATTTTTTCCAACTTACACATAACCCGCTTTTGAGGGGGCAGCTAGTTAGCGATGTCAGTCTTGGTACGACTCCCAGGAAAATAAACCACTCTATTGGGGTTGCACCCATTGGGTTCTTGGTGATTGACAGAAACACAAACGCGACAATATATAGCAACGACAAAGATCAGGCACAAATAACACTGACGGCAAGTGGGGCTTGCACCGCAAGTCTATGGATTTTTTAAATGGCACTACAAAAACAACTTATCGACATCAATCTGGCACAAGGGATCGAAACGCAAGTAGATGCAAAGGTTTTGTCAACCAAAAATTTAGTTGTTGAAAATGCAACATTCAACAAGTTCCAGGCCTTGCAGAAATGTAAAGGGTACGAAGAGATACCCCATGAGATTGAGGGAGGGGGGAGCCTGTCTGGGAACGTGAAAAACATTTTTAAAGTTGGCAAAACCCTAATGGCCATCAGTGGCGAGAGAAAATTTTATTCATTCTATAGTCCGGCAAATAATTGGCGAGAGCTTGTGGGTGCTAAATTCCCCGCAAAACTTAAAGGATTTGACTTGAACTACAGAGGGTCGACCCAGAACAACCCAGATATGGCATTTAGTCCGCGATTAAATTTGTCCGCCCATGTCTATGAGGAGACGGAAAGTTCTAGCTCGAATGTAGTACTTAGTTTATACGACCACACTAAAAACAACGTCATAACCACGATCCTAGATGATCAATCTGAGTTGCCACGAGTGCACATACTTGATGACGGCGCCACTGTGAAGGTGTTGGTTATTTACAAGCGGTATACTTTTATAAACTATGAAGCCTTCGATATCCAACTTACTAGCCTTGCTTCTGGCCCGGCAAGGCTCGTACCTCTTGGGTCAAGGCTTACCTCCACCCAAGAGGGCAACAAGGTTGTTTATTTTTGCCAAGAACACGACAATAAGCTTGGAGCGGGGTTCTTTGACTTTTCCTTGACGCTGTTTAACACAGACTTCACACCAACAAATGCTTGCGATCCAGACTATGGTCTGGCAGTTAAAGTCTACGGCGGGAATATTTATTTTAGTTGGATTTCGACCGCACAAAAGGTCATTGCCTTTGGGCTCAGTGGAGCGCTGGGGACGATAATTCTTTATGAGAAAGTTGTATCCTCTACGGCCCTTGGGACTATCATCAAGACCGATTTCATCCACAAGGGAGACTCTATCCAGTTTTTTTCAGAAATTGAATTCACCTCTGGTCTGGGGGTACCTCAACGTTATATCAGAATGATTGAACTCACTTACGACGACTATGAACTCGTCACACTTGTTGGGAGTTGGAATGCCTACAACTTTTTCTTTAAATCGGAAATAATGAGGTTGGATGGGAAGAACTATGCTCTCTTGGGTTTTCACTCAGATCTCCAGAAAACAAACTATTTTTGCGAGCTGGAGCTTATTAATTACGAGGGTGCCAATCGGATCAGGCCGCACGTCCTTGCAAAAACGACTAAAGGTCTTGGATCAGGGTTCGACTCCAATTATGTGCCTCCGAAGTTAAGCTATCACTCAGGCGTTTTCTATATGCCTGCGGAAAAGACAAGGAAATATTCAAATGGAGACGACTCTCTGTTTGATTCGTCAGCAATCGAGGTTATTCAAGTCGATGTCGACGACTTTGAAATTCAGGCTTCCGAGTACGGAAAGGGGGCACTGTTAGCCTCTGGGATTGTTCTCGACACTGACGGCGTGGAGGTGTTGGAGTCTGGCTTTGTGCTCAACCCAGAAACCCTTGCAGTTAGCACAACCTCAGGCGGGAGCCTGAGTGCTGGGACGCGAGGGTACAAGCTTGTTTTTGAGTATTACAATTCAAAAGGGGACCTCACTCGATCAGCTCCTAGTAAAAGCATCTCAGTCACTAATGGGGCATCTGAAAAGAATCAAGTCATGTTTTTAATCCCTCCATTTGGGGAAAAAATGTATAACAAAGCAAAGATTGTTTTGTACAGAACTAAAGCAGCCGGGACGGTTTATTACAGGACAAAGGAGTTCGAAAAGTGGCGTGATAAAAACCCGTATTCAACCGCTATCCAAATTGTCGACGATGTGGTTGATGGGGACATTGACAGCAACGAAATTCTTTACACAAGCGGGGGCGAGATCGAAAACGACGCTGCCCCGCAAGCTGGGTCACTTGCGGTGGGCAATGGCCGGGCAGTATTGAGTGACCTTAAAGAATCAGCCGAGATCGCTTATTCAAAAACCTATAGGTTTGGCCTCAGTGCTAGCTTCTCTGACTTTTACCGAATTAGCGTTGACACCGCAAAGTTTGGCGACTCGGGTGCTGTGAATGCCTGTTCCTTCTTGGACGACAAGATAATAATTTTCAAAGGTACATCAATATATTATATCGTGGGCGATGGGCCTAATAACAACGGAATTAATGACAATTTTAGTCCCCCCCAAAGTCTGTCGAGCGACATCGGGTGTGAGGAGAAACAATCAATCCTTAATTTGCCGGGTGGGGTGCTTTTCAAGTCTGCAAAGGGATTTTACTTCCTTGATAGGTCTTTAAATATTCAATATGTAGGTAATAGTGTCCACGGCTTTGACGAGGTGAAGGTCACGAGTTCACTTCTTATTGAGGGGGCTAATGAGGCGAGATTTTTCCTCGCGTCCGGACACACTCTTGTCTTTCACTACCTCTTGAAGGAGTGGGACGTTTTTACCTATCATGCAGACGCAGCTCTGGGCGTTGGAGGGGAAACCTACTTTATCCAGTCAGGGGTTGTATATAAAAACGGCGAGTCCTTTAAGTTTAACGGATCTTTTTATCCCATGAGGGTAAAGACGCCTTGGCTTAAGCTTAATACCATGCAGGGATTTCAGCGCATTTGGCGAGCAGTCGTCTCGGGTGAGTACAAAAGCCCTCACACACTTAATTTGCGCATCTATACTGATTATAACGAGTCAAGTTATGAGTCTCATACAATTAGCGTGGACAGTCCAGGTCCATATTCTTTAATGGCGCACATCGGTAAGCAGAAATGCTCTGCCATAATGTTTGAAATTTTCGATAATCCAACAAGCGGAGGAGAGTCTATGGAACTTAATACCTTGACGCTAGAAGTTGGAGTTAAGAAGGGCACCGCTAAGCTCGGAAGTTCGAAGAGGTTTTAATGTCACTTTATGGCGATTATATAAAAGAGCGCGAAGGAAAAGAGATCGTTGAAAGTGGTCATGGTTTTGCTTCGTACAAAATCATCGGGCAAGAATGCCACGTTGGCGATGTTTACATAAAACCAGAGTTTAGAAAGGCGGGAATCGCTTCAGATTTTGTAGACGAGATAGTAAAAATGGCAAGGGAAGCGGGGTGCAATTTTCTGATTGCCACAGTCGCACCAAGTCTAAAAGGGGCGACAATCTCCTTGATAAGCCAGTTAGCCTATGGATTTGAACTCCATTCGGCGCACGAGGATTTTATAATTTTAAAAAAGGAAATATAATGGGTGGCGAGAATAGTTTTTTTAAGAACCCCTTGGGCGACATCGGCAAGTCTGCTGTTAAAAGTGGAATTGGTGCTGCTGTAATGGGGCCAGTTGGTGCCGTCGCTGGGGCCGTAGGAGATGTCGGCGGGGGAAAAAACAGTATTATAAATAAACCTCTAGGAACGGGATCTGGGTCAGTCGCTCAGGGCATCGGGCTCGAACAGCCAGGTCTTGCTAAGGGCGAGCTATCTCAAGCTGATTTAGGTCGAGATGCCATGCTTACTGGCCAATTTGAAAATGACATTAAAGGTGAGGGTAAGTCTTTGGCCATAGAGCAGTATAAGGCCGCACAAGAGGACGCTTTAAAAAGTTCCATGGCACTGCAAGGATCTGTTAAAGGTGTGTCTAACCCTGCACTTCTTTCTAGAAATGTGGCCGCGGCCTCCGACAACCAAGGCCAAGAACTTGCCCAGCAGTCTGCCCTTATGCGGATGCAAGAGAGACAGGCAGCACTAGACAGCATGAATCAATACCTGGCCGCTAAACAAGGTGTTGCCCTTAATAATGCTAAGATGCAAAACCAAGCGACGACAGCAGCAAACGACAGGACCGCCGGGATTATTTCTTCTGGTGGAGCGGCTCTGGCGTCACTATCTGATAAAAATCAAAAAAAGAACATAAAGAAAGCTGACGAAGAGGCAAGTGAGAGGATTGGAGAGTTTTTGGATGCACTCGACTCATACTCTTTTGAGTACAAAGACGAAAAACATGGGCAAGGAGAGAAGGTCGGCGTCATGGCGCAAGACCTTGAGAAAAGCAGCCTTGGAGAACAAATGGTACGCGACACCCCAGACGGAAAAATGGTGGACTTCGGCCAAGGATTCGCCGCAATCCTGGCCGCTCAAGCTGAATTAAAAGACGAACTCGACAAATTGAAAAACAAAAGAAAGGCCTAACTTATGGCAAGACTGGTTGGGCAAGATGAAAATTATTTTAAAGTTATGAGGGACGATGGGCAGGTCGTTGATGTCGCAAAGAAGGGTCTTAGTCCCGGGCGAGCAGAGTATTTCTCTGGCTTACCAGGGGAAGCCCGGCCTAGCTCTATAAATTCCGAGTCAGTGGCTAACATGCCGGAAACGGTGGAGCCTAAAACTGGACAAGTCCTCCAGAATAATCAAGCACAGCTCCCACCGCAAACGCCATTGGTCGCTGATCTTGGCCAGGATGTCGCGATAGTGCCAGGGAGTGTTGACCTCGACCCACAGGGGCCTAGCTCGGGTGACTTTGCCATCCCACAAAAGCAGGGCTCGCCGATAGAGCAGGAATCTTTTGCGGAAAAATACAAGAGTGCCCTAGTGCAAGAGGGCGAGGCAAATGCACAGGGTATGAAGGGGCAATCAGATGTTTACAAAGAAAACCTTAATGAGACCTCCCAAATTGAGCGCCAATTTGATCAAGAAAGAAATGCAACGGAAGAGAATAAGCTCGAAGCCGAACAATCTTATCGGGAAATATCTAACGAGTATTATAATTCGAAAGAGGTTGATCAAGGGCGATATTGGGACAATCAAAGCACCGGACAAAAGATAATGGCAGGAATCGGGCTTGCTCTTGCGTCCCTAAACCCTCAAGCGATGAAGGTGGCCCTGGGATCTATCAGCAGGGCCATTGATCGAGATATCCAAGCGCAAAGGCTAGAGATAGTAAAAAAGAAAGACCAAGTTCAAGGCGCCAAAGGTCTTGTCGCTCAATTCGACAGGAAACTACAAAACCTCGACGCATCTGAGAAAGCCGCAAAGATGGCAGCTCTTGAGAAAGCAAAACTTAAAATGGAAATGATCGGGGCACAAACCAAGTCCAAGACCATGCAGGCAAAAACTCAGCAAGCTGTGTCGCAAGCGGAAATGGAACTCGCTAAGACCAAGCAGGAGTTTGACGAGGAGATCGCAAAAAACCAAATTAATATTGGAGGTTACAAGGGGACCATAGATAACGTTCAGGAAGCAAAAGATTTTAGAGACGCTATGAACAACCTCTCATCTGCCAAGGCGTCTATTAACAGGCTCCTTGAGATTGGGGATCAAACGGGGAAATCGTTAAACTTGAATCTGAAAGCGGAGGCTGAAACTATTCAACGGATGCTTATCGGGGCCTTAAGAGTTCCGATCGTGGGACCTGGTGCCTTGAGTGAGGCTGAGCTCAACATTTTGGATAAACTTGTGGCGAATCCTACAGACATATTCTCGCTCGACTCAAATAACAAGGTAAAACTAAAAACCCTTATGAAAACTTTGGAGCAAAAGACCGCCGAAACGGCTAAAAACCTTGGACTAGAGAAGTACGAAGGCGTGAGGTTTAAAGCCGAATGAGAGTCCTAAACGTAAAAGACAACAACCTTGTCGATCCCAACCTTGAAGGTCTGGAGGCGAGGGTTGCCAGTGGTGAGTACGCCTTTGAGAAAGGTGTTGAGGTTCCAGTTACAAGTCCAGACGGGAAAAGGGGGCTTATCCCTGCGGAAGACGCTGCAAAGGCTTTCTCCCAAGGGTTTTCATTCGTTTCGCCAAGAAAGATTGCTCAGGAGGAGAAGGAAAAAGAGTTTGGAGAGGGAATAGCTGCGGAAGCCACGGCGGGAGCTCTTGGAGCTGCAAGGGGTTTGACATTTGGTCTTTCTGATCAAGCACTAACCAGACTTGGCGCCATGAAGCCCGAGTCACTAAAACTTTATAGGGACTTAAACCCAACCTCATCTCTTTTGGGTGAGATCGGGGGGACAGTCAGCCCTGCTTTGCTATCTGGCGGGAGTTCTCTGTTAGCCAGAGGGGCAGCAAAGACCTTGCCAAGCATTGCCATGAAAGCAGGTGTTAAGTCAGGCGAGGCAGTTGGGAAAAAAATAACAGGAAAAATCGCAAACAAGACGGTTTCAAAAATAGTTGAAAACGCATCTAAAGCAGCGGCGGGGTCTGCAGTCGAGGGAGCGCTATATGGCGGGGGCCAGCTTATAAGTGAAGAAGCTCTAGGAGACGCTGAGTTTAATGCGGAAAATCTGATCGCATACACAGCAAAGGGTGCTGCCATTGGTGGCATCACCGGCGGGGCAATCCCTCTAGTCGGAGAGATTGGAAGGCGGACAGTGGCCCCTTTAAAGAAAAGGCTCGACAAAAGCATCTTACGCCAATTTGGGCTTAATCAAAAACAAGCGGACGACGTTTTAAACAAACAGGCAAGTGACGAGTTTTTGCAAGAGATCACTGAAGAAGTTAAAAAGAAAAACTATCCCGAAATAAAAAAAGCGGCGGAAAAGCTTGGAGTCACACCAACCGCAGGCATGACAAGTGACAATAAACTTATCCAAGAACTTGAGTCCTCTCTATCCCAGGCCCCAACACTGGCGGGTCAACAAGTAAAGAAAGAAGTCGATGCCGTTTATGACAGCCTAGAGCAGGCGACAAAAGGGATATTCTCTACCAACGATTCGTCAATATTAAGGAAGACCAATCTATCCAGATTCGAGGCCGGAGAGGCCATCAAAACCAATATTGTCGCGGACATTGGAGAAAGAGTCGGGCAGGCTCGTGTATTTTACGAGGAGCTTGCAGACAAGTTTGGTGATGCTCAGGTTTCCGACAGAATTAAAAACCTTCTTAAGACCCGCTTAACCAAGTCTGACTCGGCAAGGCTCTTTAAGTCGAAAGAAGTTGACCGTATTGGGGAAATGATTGACGCCATCGGCACCGTGAACGATGCACAGAAAATTCGGACATTTATAGGGAAGGAACTTAGTACCGCCTACCGTGCGGGAGATTACAACCGCGTGGATATCTTGGATGATGCTTACAAAACAATTACAAGATTGCGTGAAAAGTCTATTGTTGAGAACGCAGGAAGTGAGGCTGCGAGCATCATTAAGGGTCTTAAAGAGGCAAACAAAACCTACGCAAGCGTGTTCAACGACTTTCAAGACGTTAGTAACGCACTAAAAATCGGCAAGGTGAGAAATGTAGACCAACTTTCCCGATCTTTGAATGACATGGAAAGCGAAAAAATAGCTGAAAGATTTTTCTCTAAGAAGAATTTTGCCAATAACCAGCGCTTGAAAGAACTCTTCCCAGAGTCATTCGAAACCGCAAGAAAGGTTAAGCTTGCTGAGATATGGGAGAAGTCCCAGACAGGTGGGGACATAAGTGTAAAAAAATTCATAAACAATCTTAAAAAGCTTGGCAAAGAAGAGACCGACATGATCTTTGGCGCGGATAAGCGAGAGTCATTAGATGCCTTAGAGGTTCTGATCAACTCTATGCCCGACAAAGTTGGCCCCTCTGGGACTGCCCAGGCCTTAGACCTGTTCAATTTATTTTCGGTTACTACACAGACGAGGGACGGGATTAGGTGGCTCCTTTATAAAAAAGGCGAGAAAGGTATCAATAAGTATTTAAACGAAACTCTAGATGTGTTTAAACAGATAGAAAAATCAAACAACTCAACGAAAAGGCTTCTGAGCGAGTCAGTGGAGGACTTCCTTGGTAAGGCCCGTCCAAGCGTAACGGTCGCTACTTTGAACGCTGGGGAATCTAGTGATTTTCAGAAAGCACTTGAGTATATGACGGAGTTTGAAAGCGATCCCGACGGCACGCTTGATAAGGTGACAGAAAAAAACAAGATCATTTTCGATAACGCCCCCAGGACAAGCGAGGCGATGAGCGGGAAAATGATGCAAGTTTACCAGTTTTTAAAAGAGAAAACACCAAATACCTATGATGGAATGAGCTACTTCAGAAAGTACGAGCCAAGTAAGTCGGCAAAGTCTAAATTTATGCGATATTACAATTATGCCAACAACCCTTATCGGGTCCTCGAAGACTTAAAGGGTGGTTTTGTCAATCCAGAGGGCGTCGAAACTTTAAGAAGTCTTTATCCGAGAATATATGAGGAACTCTACAACGAAACCACCAGCCGAGTAGGTGAGGAGAAAGAGTTTTCATACCCGCAAAAAAGAAACCTTTATAAGTTGTTGAGCATCGTAGGAGAGGCGAGCCTTATCCCTAAAAACCTAAAGATGCTTCAAGGGCAATTGCAGCAGGACGAGGAGCAAATTCAAGACAACAAAAAAAACGTCAACGAGTTAAGAGTCACAGGCCTTCGCAAAGTAAGTCAGGCCGACAGATTCGCTACGAATGTCGATAAGAGCTTAAGAAAGTCATAATTAAACTCATTAGTTACCGAGTTCCAGGGCAAAAATCCATACCTACCAGGGGGACTAATGGGAAGACGACATTTTACAAAACCATGGAATATTTTTGACGGCATTGACTTGTCAACGAGCCAAGAGAGCGTGTGGGCGGAGGTTACCCAGTACGATGCTATTATGTTTTTAGTCGACTGGACAAATACGGCTGACGGAGAAATAAAAGTTGAAGTCAGCAATGACAAGAAGACCACTCATGAGCTGGACTTTGGCGAGGTCGTTCCGATCGATCCCATTATAAATCCAAAGCAACATCAAATATTAATCAACACCATTGCTCATAAATATGTGCGTCTTAAGTACGTTGCAAGCTCCGGTTCTGGAGAAATGACAGCATCAATGGTTATGACGACGAAGGGGGCATAAGATGTCTTTATTTGTATTTCCTCCTGTCCAGCTAAGTATTAACTCTGGTCCGGTGGCTTTTAAAAAAGATGCCGTGCTTACTAATGTTGAAAAAGACACCTCCGACTCGACCAACACCGTTGGGCTTCCGGTGGAAATCGTAG